CATCAACTGTCACCTCTAGCTCTGCTGCTGCTTCCTCATCCCATTGCTGGTTGTTCTCTTCACATGCTTTAATGAAGAGAGGATCACATGCCATCTCATTGACAAGCATTTCAAAAGTAAAATCTTCAGTCATTAGAATCAAAAGTTCAGGTAAGTGTTGTCAGGGAGCAGACCCATCTCTTCACAGCGACACTCGTAAGCAATACGCTTGAGCATCTCAATGTCCATCTCTTCAATAGATTTGAGGATGGTACGGCGGATCTGGAGGTCGATAGTGTCGTCTGAGATCATGGGCATGGGGTCGTTCCCTTGACTACCTTTATAGAATACAGGATTTGACGAGGAATGGGGGAAATGGTGGACAGTTGTCAGACTGTCTCAGGCAGTAGCGGTCTCAGCATCCTCTAAACGATAGTATGCTTGCTCTGCCATTTTGTTGATAAATGCCATGAACTTACAAGCATTGTTGATAAGAACTTCACGTCCACCTTCATTATACCAAACTTTGGTGGCAGTGGAAGTATATCTAACCACACCAACAACGATACCAACAATAGTGGCAACGTTGAAGATGAGAGTATTGATGAAAGATTTCATGAAAGTGTTTGACATTTAGCGATCAGCAGTAGACAGGAGAGTAATCTTTGCCAGTGTATGCTTCAGTGTTGAAGTCAGTCACCTCAGCACCATTGGCAAGGTAGTTACGGATGTCGTAGAGGGCGTCAGACTTGACACGGGTGGTGAAAGAGGTCATCTGCTGAGAGATCTCTTCAGTGGGGTGCCAGATGACACGCTTGACGAAACGCTTGCCACCAGCGACAGGGTAGAAGTCGATCTGGGTGGCGGAGGTTTGGAGTTGCATTGGTGTCTCTCGATTACCTAGTAATCTTACCAGGCATCCAAGGGCTCAGGACCAGATGGTAGACAGTTCTCCAACTGGTTGTAGGTGGCACTATCGTCAACGCCATTCTGATAAGCGTAGACCTTGGTGACACCGAGTTGACTTCCCATCAGCACATCCATCAGAAATCGGATCTGAGGGGTCGTCAGGGGCACGTTCGTGGTTTCGGTCATGATAAGTGGTTCAGGATGCTTGTGGACGCTTCTGGAGGGGTCTCAGGCAGTGCATCGTAGTTAGTGATGTACAGGTGCTGGACCTTGGCACCTCCATGGTCCTTATTTTTACCAAATCTCTGAGCATATGTAAAGTCCTTTGTCATGATATTGAAATCTTTATACTGCTCACGATAGAACTCATGGTCACTGTGTACGATCATCCATTTGTATGGTGCATCTTTCAACTTAGCAACCAATCTACTGTGGACATCATCCCCACCATCACCGCTGTGATACCCAAGCCGATCAAGATAAGGAGGATCAATGAATACGAAGTCATCTGCAGTTGCCTCATTCAATGCTAGTTCAAAATCTCCATGCATAATACTAGAACGTTTGAGCATATCCCAATACTGTCCAGAGTTCTCAAATGTCAAGTTACATGCAAACTTCTTGTAATGACCAAATGGTACGTTAAACTTTCCTTCTGCGTTGTATCGTTCCATACCAGAGAAACACAACTGTCTCACTGTGACATATGAAATGGCACGAGACCATGCTGTTTGGAACTCCCAATCCATTTCACTGTTAATATCATTGCGAGCATCATAGAAATGCTCTTCTAGTTCATCATGATTACAATCGCGCAACTCATTTACTCTACAAGTAAGACGACGCAATCCTTGGTTGTCTGCAATACATCTGTACAGATTAATCACATCCCAATTAGTATCACACAGCACAGCAGGTTTGCCTACGCTAAATGATAGCGCAGCACCTCCGCAGAAAGGTTCAACTATACGGTTAAACTCCGCAGGCATCATCTTAGTGATGATCTTTAGTTCACGAGACTTACCGCCTTGGTATTTGACCAGTGGTTTAAGCATAGATCTTCTCTTCAAGAATAGGACCGACAACGTTCTCAAAGAACACGAAAAACTCATCAGCAGTGAACAGATCACATTTGAGAGTGTCCAGCAACCATTCTACACCATAAATGTTCACGTTGGGATACTTTTTCCGCACATCAGCAGGAATGTCGCGGATGCAAGGCACGAAGTAACCAGCAGTGACTTCTTGACCATATGTTTCACTAAGAGTATTGCAAACTGCCTCAACTTTATCGTTGCTAGCAGGTTTCTTCTCAGTGTCAAAATTGAGGTTGCACTTACTCTCAAGGTAAATGATCTTGTCAATCAGTTTGATAACATGATCGAGTTGGCGGTTCTTGCCATTGACCTTGATCTTGTTATTATCTTCAATCAGATTAGTAGCACAGTCACTAATCACTTTGTTCCAGAAATCTTCGAGTTTGTACCCCATTTGAATGAGAATACTGCTCTGACTGGTTTTGTCACCAAGACCAGCAGCAATCATGATATAACTGTCGGTCTTGGGAGTTTTGATGTCCAAGACGAGAGGGAGCAGGTTGTCTTCGAGGTAGGACATTGGTTTCGTTTGGTATGAATATAGTATGGCACGAAAAAGGGGCACCGTCAAGGCACCCCAACCAGTTATTTAAATGGCACACCCATCATCCATCCCACCAGTGATCGCCGTGTACCCTTGGTCACTGGTTTCACACAATGTAATGTGTATGATGGGAAAACAATGATTGTACCACGTTTTTTAGGCACAGTGACAATGTGAAACTGAGGATCCTCAACACATTTACTGAGTTTAGGATATGCTAGTTGCATCTCTCCACCCTCATAATCATCCTCATTTGATAATTGTAGTGAGAATGATAGTTTACGAAGGTGTGGTATTCTCTGACCATCTTCACGATTAGTTAGATGTTCGTCTGAATGCCAGGTATAATGTTCTCCTCCTTTGTACATTGTGTACTGAATGTTGTTCCCTGCCCACATGTCATCAATGTCGAACTCAAATGTTGTTTTGTTAGCGATGTTGACGTAGTGAGATAACATGCCACCAATCCATGTAGTAGCAGGAAACAAAAGTACACCAGATGTTCTGAGGTCTCTGTCTTCTCTCTGTCCATACAAAGTTCCATAACGTAGTGGACCAAACTGTTCCTCCTTCTCTACTTGTTGAATGATAGTGTCACAGAGACTGTCAGGTAGCACAGTATCATTGATCCAATACTTGTAATACATCAGTTGAAGATGGGAATAATATTTGTTTTTGCGTGTTCAGTTTTGTTAATATGCTGCTCCCACAGTGCGGCGTCTTCCAAATTGTAGAAGATTGCTTCTTGGCGGGCAGTGCAACCCTTCTTCTTGTTCTTCATCCAAACAACTGCGTATTTCATGCCAAAATTCAGGGTAAACAATAAGTGTAGCATAATGACGACCCCACCGAGAGTTTGCGCTCTCGGGGAGTGGAATGTCTTTGAATACTATACTGATATAGTATTCACTAATGAAAGAGATGTATCCACATGTGCCATGATAGCACACTGGTTGAAGTAATTCATAATCACTTGACTTTCTCTGCATCTTTGATATCAAAGTAAGGACGATCCTTGTTCTCTGGTGGTGGCAAGTGGAAGAGTTTCCTCAACTCATTGAGATCATCAATTTGTGCCTGCAGTTTATCTATTTGATACTGCAAGATCTTAAAGTTGTGATCATTGTTATTCTGCAGCATTAGAAAATTTTCTGCTGCTTTCTTGAAATCCTCTTCAGTCATGGTAGTTAAAAACGGTCAGGTAGTTTATCATACTGCCACTTACTAGCAAGATCATTCAAGTCAACCTCACGGTGACCCATCATGAGATCACGAAGACTAGCAGCACGACAGTATTCTTTCTCATGATATTTAATCACATCATTGACGCAAGATAGAATCTCCTCATATACTTGTCGTACTGGTACTTTGTCATCTTGCAAGTAATCATCGATAGCATCTTGCATACGATTTTGACGTTGCTGTTCATAAGTCTTTTGCAAAAACTCTTCAGATCCTTTCAATTCGGGGCGTCCTTCAATGGTCATGGTGAAATTCCTGGTTGCGTCGTTCATCAAGGTAGCGTAGCACATCCTCACGCCATTCCATCAATTCATGATAACATGACTGATTGTGAGCACACTGGCGCAGTTCAGGATCGGGCTTCAATACGCTTTCGTAGAAAAGACCCAGAGCATCTCTGCGTTTTTCGTGTTTCTCTGGCGTGTTCATGTTAGTTTAGCGTAGTACACTGTATTTTAGATGGTTGTGTGAGGATTTCAGTATATCCTCACACTTTCTTTACGATTGAGGTCCCCAACCATCATTTTCGGGGACACAATCATCATCGTCCACTCGATCGACGGATGCAATGTCACATACTGGCACCTCATGCTCACCTCCCACAAGATACCATGGCATCATCTGACCATGATACTGTGGATGTGCTTGATACTCAGTAGTATACTCTCGATCACCGAGATACATTAGTTCGGTTGGGGGAATATCGTGATCGCGTAACATTGCTTGTAGCTGCAAGTGCGTCAACTCGGGTTGCGTAGGTACTTTCATTAGATCTCCATTGTTTACGAAGTTGTTGGTATTCAGGGTCATATGCTGCGAGATCTCGCATTTTTTTAAAAATTTGTGCTGCCCTTGCTTTTACATTCGTGAGGCAATCTTCCTCACAGGTAGATACACTCCCATCTTCTGCATATTTGCGTCCCGAAGAGTGATTGGCATACCGTCTGGCACGAGTGAATCCCATCTCAAGAAATTTCCTTGCCATGTCCATCCCAACGAAATCATTCCGTCGTTTATACTCACAGAACATTTCGTATATTTTATTAGAACTTTTAGTAGCTGTTTCTTCATCTACAAAACGCCAGTGAGAACAAATGTCGTTAGTGTAAGGGCGTACCAATAGCACTCCTTGCTCTCCCCTTCCAATACGATAAAGTTGGCGAGTTTCTGTGTCTGTAAAGTCAAGGTCCTCATAAGGGAGTTCATAACAAAATTCAAGCATGGTGGATTGCTCGCTGACGCTATCCTACCATGCTCTCAGACGGGCGTCAATCCCCCGTCTCAACATTCTCAAAGACAATGTTACCATTCTGGTCAAACACCAGCACTCTGAAGTAATGATCAGCATTCTCATATGCTGAGACTGGTGGGAACCACTCAGATGCATTAAGAACTGCTACTTCTTCGCTACCATATTCGATAGCACAGTCTCTCTCACCACCAATAATACTGATGATGTCATCTGGTACATAACCTTCTAGTTCTGCAAGACATGCTGCTTTCTGTGCATCATCAAACGTTGCCCACTTCTTATTCTCAAAGTGCAGTAGGCATACATTATTCATGGCACAGTGACTGCCTGCCAACTCATATACTGATAGACTTTCGATTGCGGTGATCATCCTACATCCTCCCCGTTGTCAATTCTAGAGATGAGATCATCTAGAGAACGTTTGATACTATCTAGGTTCTGATGTTGATTGCTCCATGGTGTACCTTCAATACCAAGTGCAACAGGATTTTCTCTCATAGCACGGATCATTGCATCAGTGTACATTCTATCAGTAATATCTCTAACCATGAGATACTTCACCATCTTATCCTTGAACTGAGTATAGAAGAAGTGAGCAGGTAGTGTCCACTGATCTTCAGTGTCAAGATAAACTGCATCAGGATTGTTTGCCTTGTATACATTGACAAATGCATCAGGTGACATGGGGAACTTGATTGTTTTAATGTCCTCAATGTCAGCAAAAATTGCAGGAAGATCTCTTAGTTTAGTGCGATATGTAGTGTACAATGCTTTCATATCATCAGACAATGGACTGTCTGGTAGCAATGCAAAGTCTGTTTCTTGTAGTAGGAAGTTGCGAGCAAGGCGAACAGTGAACCATGTCTCAGTTCTAACTTCACCATACATGCGTCCCATTTCTTCTTGGAACTCTTCATTCTGTAGTCGCTCGATGTTCATGAAAGTATCTTTCAAGAAATCGTAGAACTCTCTAGCAGCATCTACATCTGACTGCTCCATCTCATAGTCTTTCCACTCATACTGACCAGTCTTAAAGTTCTTGACAAACTTTCTTCTAGTACAGTGATAGGTATTGTTATCATACCAAGTAAATTCAACTAGACGATCCTTTTCAGTATCCCAAAGAGGATACAACTTAGGACGTACAGTATCAGTCCAATATGTATCAGGGACAGTCTTCATGATGCCTCTATACACAATAGAGCGATCCATCAAATTCAATTGCAAAATCAAATTTGGTACATTACTGTTTGCTACGATACCCATGAGAGGCGAATATACTATGTGCTGAATGTATTTAGTATGCCTTGATTAGATACTTGACAAGGAAATATGGTTCAATCAGTGGCACCTTGATGTCTGGATCAAGTGCAGCAACAGGAATAATTGGACTTGCAGATGATAGTGTCAATGTTAGATCATTTGCAAAGATACCAGATGTATATGTAGATCCTGCTTCACCACGAACATCATAAGTTTGAATATCATTTGAGACTGCCATCTTACCCTCAGATGGTACAAATGTCAGTTCTGTTGTCTGCTCATTCTCAAATGTAACCTCAAGTATACCATAGTTATCTGTGTTATCCGCATTGTCATTAGAACCACTAGCAGCACCTCTATTCTGTCTAATAGAGAAACGTGCAGTCTCTACCTTTGCTGCTTCAGGAAGATCAATACTGTAAGTATACCAGTTAGTTGGATTAGTACCAGTGCCTGTACCATCGTAATTAGATGTAATTTCACTTGCAGATGGGATGGGAACTAGGGTGCCAATAAATCCAGATGATGGGAAATTCAGACTTTCATCAGTATTATAATAGAGTAGTAGTTCATCTCCACCATTCTCGGGTAGATCACCACCATTATTATCGTTGCCTCTTGCTACCTTAACTGTCATTCTTTGGAAGTCACTAGCATCAATAGTGCCAAGTGTGACAAATCTATCATTCTGTGTGCCACCAAACTTCAAATAAGTTGTTGGTTCATCACTGCTTTGGAGTGTCAATCCTGTTAGAACACCAGTTGCTTCATCAAAACCTACGGTAGCATAGTTCTTAACACCAACACCGTGTAAAATACGAACTCGTGGTGCCTGTGTGTATCCAGATCCAGAGTTAGTCAGTGATATACCACTAATTTTATTACCAGACACAGTAACACTTGCGGCAGCGCCTGATCCACCACCACCTCCTTCAAATACAACTACAGGTGTTTGTGTAGTTGGTAATTTAAATCCACCACTAGTACCAGAACCACTACCAGAAGAGAAGAAGTTCATACCATTATCTTGATCACCAGAACCATCGATGAATACATCACCAACAGAAATACTTTCAGTGCCTCCTTCGTATCCAGTGATAGTTTGCCAAACAATCTTAGCATAACCATCAGAAGCAGTGCTGGATGATACTCCACTACTACTGACACCAGCACCACCTTCACCTACACTGATTTGAATACTAGACTGACCTTGGAATGCATCAGCAGGGATAGTACCAACATACAGACCGCCTGATCCACCGCCACCACCACCAGAAGTCCAATATCCACCGTCTTCTGTGACAACTGCTGTAGCATATCCATTACCATTATTAGTGTTAGATTGAGAGGTAACTTCAGAAAAATAATCCATGTGACAAGAAGAAATGCCACGTCTACCGCCATATCCTTCCTCGTGACCACCAGAACCTTGGGCACCACCACCCGTGCCAGAAGCACCACCTAGACCAGTTCCATCAAGACCACAGCCTCCACCGCCGCCGCCTCCGCCGCCGCCTGTGCAACCATAACCACCGCCAGTACCACCACCACCAGTGTTCAAAGTTGTACTGCTGCCACTTACTTCTTGAACGTCATCGCCAGGATTAACTGCGTTTCTGCCGTTCTGACCACAGGATCCTTCACCAAATCCTCCACCACCGCCACCGCCGCCAGCACCAGCAATGATAGTGTTACCATTCTGTAGTCTAAGAACAGTAGCAGCACCACCGCCGCCACCATCATTACTTTCATATCCATCACCTGCTCTTCCACCTTTACCAGAGTGAGCAGCATTTGCTTGACCATTATATACTCTACCATATTGCCCTGGTTGAACTCTGAATATTACACCTGATGTTGGGTTAGCATATTTTGCTGTGAAAACTTTACCAGCGCCACCTGATCCAGCAGTACCGCAACCATTGCCACCAAAATTACCACAGAATCTACCACCACCACCTGCTAGTGTCCATGATAAAGAGACGATGCCATAGTTATCATTAGATGCAGCTAAAGTCCAGTCTTGATTAAGGTTATCATTATTATACGAGAAATCATATTGTTGAGTAAGAATATTGACTACAGGACGTGATCTGCCCCCTGTACCATTGTAACCAATTGAGTTTACACCAGCAGAACCTTCTGCATTTTCAGGAACAACATTCTTATCTTCTAGATCTTTATTCCAATATCTACCATTACCACCATCTCCACCATTTCCACCAGTACCTGCACCGTTTTGTACAATAACAACATCACCAGATATAGAACCAGAGATAGATTGAGTTCCTGCAGAACCACCAGTGCCACCAGTAGTATCACTAGCAGCACCGCCACCAGCTCCACCACCAGCAGTCATAAGCAATACGCTACCACCAGAAACACTAATAGTTGAACTACCACCACTATTACCTGCAACATCATATGATGCGCCAGAACCACCAGCACCAACTAGTGTAATAGATGCTTGGTCAACACCAGATGGTACAGTAGTGTCATAGTCTCCTGGTGATGTAAATTCAACAGTTGATGAAGAATAAACTGGCACACCATCAGTAACAATAGTTCTACCACCAACCAAACTGACACTGCTGAATTTTTTCATGGTTGGTGTACCATAGCTGGTGATCTCTACATATGATCCAGCACCAGCACCACCAGATGCATAATAATAATTTGGTTCTTTAATAGATCCAGAGTTTTGGTCACCACCACTCCAGTTGAAGATGTCATATGTACCAACACTACCATCTAGAATAGGTGCTTTAGATAGAACGTGAGTGTGGTTGTATGCAATACCACCAGGGGGCAAGAAACTATTAACTTTACCTGTCGATTGCTTGTATGATACTACATATCTGTCACCTGATACTGCCTGTGGAGATGGTGTATCCTGTGGTGCTTCAGAGTGTAGCAGGAAGTGTGAGTGCTGTGGAGCACCAGCAATTTTTTTCTCTTGTAGTTCTACACTAACTACCTGACCACCAATAATAGATGCTTCTACACTATCAAAGACATTACTATATCCTGTCGTGGTAATATTTCCCAGAGCAAATTGATCTTTCTGGGTCTGTTTATCCATGTACCAATTACCATCAATGGTATTGATACCTACACCCAGTTCAGAGTTACCAACGTTAGGTGTGTTATTACCATAAACAGGACCATTGCCTACAATTCTCTTTGCCTTGAGATCAGGAACTTTAAACGTTCCCATATTTGGATCTGGCCAATAATCATATACATTATTACTATTGATAGATTGGATCTGTCCAACCTCAGAGTTTATTCTGAGTGCATATGTTGGTGTTGTACCAGCATTGGAAGATGAGAATGTTACATTAGGTGGATTTTCTGGATCATATCCTTTTCCTGGGTTTGTTATTTCTACACCAGTAATGACGCCA